GTTTGACTGCATCATGCCACTCACTAGCTGCGATGATTGGTCGTCTGCGTGAATAGTATCAGAAATACTTATCTTGTCAAATTGATGGTGGGTTGAATGCCATCAGTTCTCGGAGTCGAAGAGCCAGCTTGACTTGGTCTAAACGCTTGGTGGACTTAATCTCTACCTCTTTGACATCGTTTGGCACGTTTTGGAACACATTTCGCGGTACTTGTGGATCCTCTTTGACGGAACCTTCAATTGAGTCGGCAAAACCAAATTCGACAGATTCCTTGGCGGTCATCCAGGTTTCTTCCGCCATCATCTCCAAGACCTTCTCGCGGTCCATACCACTCCGGTTGACGTAGATGTCGACTAAGCCCTCTTCGTACTTATCGAGCAAGTCCGCCATCTTTCGCATGCCGTCTGCATTGGCAGCAGCAATCGTCCATGGCTTGTGGATCATTAGCTTGGAACCTTCGGACATCACAACGGAGTCGCCAGCCATGGCAATCACCGATGCAATCGACGCAGCGACCGAATCGACGTAGATGGTTGTCTTGCCTCGCCTACGCTTAATCGCGTTGTAGATGGCGATTCCTTGGTCGACACTGCCGCCAGCCGACATAATCCGCAGATTGATATCCTTGCCTTCGAACATGCTTACAGCGTCAATAAAATCCATCGCGCTGATGTAGCCAAGTTCGCTGGGGCCAATGAGTCCGTATAGAAAAATGTCGCTTCCTTGAACGTTAAGCATCTTCAAGCACCTTGTCGGTTAAAGTGTCAATTCGTTGTTCCCAAGTTGAGAACTCTTCTTCTAGTCGAGAGACAAGTTGTTCGGGTTGGCATTCAGAGACCTGCAAAAGTATCTGCTTGCTCTGTTCGCACCAGGCTAGTGCCTTGCCTTCATCTGCCGAGAACTTCGCGATTGCCGCAGCAAGTGTGACGGCAAACTTTGAGTAAAAGGCATCCGTCTTATCGGTAAACTTCTTCGGATTCTTGGCAAAGTCGAGGATTCGCTTTTTCTCGACACCTACCAAGTGCTCCAGGTGAGAGCGAATGGCAATGCGTTCTGCCGATGTTGCCACTGGCTCCGCCTCTGCATTTGCGTCCTGCGAATCCATTTGGCGGACTAGCTTATTTGCCCACGCTTGGCCTGCATCACCTCCCCAGAGAGCCCATGCAATTCTTCCAGCCGATGGATAGCCATCTTCCCCGGGAGAAAAGCCCTGGCCCTTCTTGTCCACCTCGTGGCGTGCAAAATACGACTTCATGCGTTTAGCAGTCTCGGGGGAGATATTCTTGCCAGAAGACAAATCTCGGGCCCTAGCCACGCCTACAGCAGTTCCGCCACGGTTATACTGCCGTCTCCATTCAAGACCACGCCTGGCCTCGTCTCGGACGCCTTCAGGTGGCTTAAAATTGATTCCTTCGTACTGGTTGTTCGGACTTGATAAATCTGGCGTATCTGCGTCGTCTTCATCGTCATCTGGCGAGTCGTCATTGCTTTCCGTCATCATGCCAGGCGAAGTCGTGTTCGGATTTATGAACTCGTCACCGCCGTCACGATTATTGAAGTCCAAGATATCTCGAGCCTCGTTTGGAGACAGAATGAGAGATTCGACACCGCTACGCAGAGACTGCATTGTGGTAGCAAAATCGGCTCGGAGGAACGCACCTGTGTTGAACTTAAAGAAATGGGTGTCGTTTCGCAGCTCACGAGACGAAAGCAGTTTGCAGTTTAGTTCCTGCTCCCACTTCACAATCCATGTCATGAGGCAGTTCATTAGGTACGCCATGTTCTTGTGTTCGAACGAACGGTATGTCTCGCTGGAGCCGTCACCTAATATGGTTTCCAGCATGAACCACAGCGCCGCCTCTTGTCGCTGGTATCTGCGGTTTTCTAGGAACTGTGCATCTTGGTTGCTCATGGACATCGTTTGCAGTTTCATGCCTTCACGCAGCAATCCAACCTTATCGGCATTCTCGGGCCCAGCGTGATAATCATTAAACATGTGCAAAAAGTTCTTGGCATCTTGCTCGTTTCGAAACATGCCGCTTGGCGCCTCAATCATGAACTTGGCAGCGAAACCCTTGCTTGCCTGCACGTTGTAGCGCTTATCGCCACTGATGCCTGCGTTCCAGCTTCGAGCAGCAATCTGAAGCAGAGAAAGGCCTTCAATGCCGTCATAGCCGAACCCTGGGATATGGACGACTTCACTATCGCGCAAGATCACCACGTCACGCATGCCTGCTTCCGTGGATAATTCTTCGAACAGTGTCAACCGGTCATGTGCTGTTGGCTTGGTTAAATGGTACTTCTCGCCTTCAATCATCACGGTGATGGTTCTGTCAGGCAGTATCGGAATGAGTTCTGCAATCCTGCGTCCCGAGCGATTGATGTACGCTCGTCCGTTCCCCCAAAGCAGTGCATGCGACATCACTTGCGATTTGAAGATGCAAGCAGTCTGAAAGCTATTTGGCTTGAGATGCAAAAGCATGTGCCGGTCATCATCGCTGGCTCGTTCCTTGCCATCTTCCGTGCGACGATAAAAGTTCAGTGGCAACTGACCAATGTTATTGCAAATCTTGTTGACGGCATACCAAATAGGTGCGTACGACAACGCAGAGTCTGGAGTCACGCGACGGTCGCCTTCGTTGGCACCACCCGTGAAAAAATCAATTAACCATTGCACTGGTCGAGCCAATGTCGCCATCGTTTACTCCTAGTAGACGAATAAATTGCCTTTAGGCTTGGGAGGAGAAAGCATTGCTAGTCTAAATGCCATGAGGCACGCAACCAGTGGGTCTATCTTGTCTTTGCTGCTTTTCTTGCATGGCATCCAGCGGTCGGCACTGTCGCGTTTAATTGCCAGGTTTCCAGCACACCATGTGAGTAGCGGATTGCCATCATGCCGAATCTTGCGACGCTCAATCAGCGACAAGAAGTTGTGAAGCGGTTCGTTGTACATTAAGAAGTTCTGCCTGAAACTAACCGCCTTGATTCCAGCCGCAGTAATCTCTTCACCAAGTTGCTGTGCATTGAACTGGTCATAAGCTACTGACTCAAATCCAGTCGACTCGTGGTCTGCAAGAATCTGCTTCTTGATGGCGGCAATCACAAACTCTTCGCGCCGCACCAGGCCATTATGACACCAGTCAAGCCAAGGTAGTTTGCTGGTATCTCGCTTGCTGGTGGTGTAGATGTACGCCTGCGTTTTAAACTCGTAGCGGTAACTGGTTCGCTCGTGACCGTCTTCGCCAATCTCGGTTCCATCAACGAATCGTGCACAATAGGCCACACCAGCCAGGTCGTCCCAGCCTCCAAGGTCAAAACCAACGGTGATAACTTCAGCGTCTTTCCAGTCGCTCAGTGGTGCAGCCAGGTTGTTCCAGATTTCAAGGTCGATTCCCCATTCAGTTGCAGAGACGACTCGGTTGCAATGATATCGCAAGAACTGGTTCCGCTTTTCGCTGTTGTGACGTGCTGCGTTACAGAACTCAGCTAGGTATTCAGGCTTGACGCTGACACCGAGATTCGGGTTTGCCTTTACCCACACCGATGGGTCGTCCCACTGGTCTTTTTCATCGATAGCATATAGCATCGCAAACAGCGTTTCATCTTGGTAGAGATCCTGCAAAACGCCATAGCAGTAATTGCGTTCGTTAATCCACAGCTTCGAGTTCGTATCGCCTTCGGTCGTAATGACCAGCAACAGCGGTTGTCGTCTTGCAGCGCTTGCCGTGACCATGGTGTCGTAGAACGGCTTGTGGTGGTCCCGCCAGGCGTGCAATTCGTCCAGAACAATACCGTGTGGGTTTAGACCGTCGAACGGCTTATCAGACCCCAGGGGTACTATTTTACTACCAGTCGATGGGAATAAGATTCTGTGGTGCCTGCACGTTGCATGTTTGGCAAGTGCCGGTGCCTTTGTTACCATGCGTTCAGCTTCGTCGAAGAGAACCATAGCCTGGTCCTTCTTCGTTGCTGCACAATAGACTTCTGCGACCGCCTCTTGGTCTGCCACCGCTGTCTTGTGCGCGATGCCTGCACCGAGCTGCGTCTTGCCGTTCTTTCGAGCCACAAGAATGACTGCCTTACGAAACCGGCGTGTGCCATCTTCTCGCTTCCAACCAAAGATGTTCCAAAGGATAAAAGCCTGCCATGGTTCAAGACCAAATGGCTGACCTGCCCATTCGCCTTTGCTGTGTCTCAAGACTTTCGGAAAAAAGCGACAAGCCTTTTCTGCTTCTGCTTCATCGAGGTGAAACGGAAACTCTGGAGTGTCCTGCCGCTCAAGGTCTTTCACATAACGCTCGACTGCCAACCGAACCCACTTCCCAACCACAATGCTTCCATCGAGCACTCCGGCGACATAGGATTCGGCTTTATCTTTGGCAGTGACGTTGGTAATCATGTGAACTCGCTAAGTTCGTCCTCTTCTTCCTTTGGTGTGGCAAGTTGAATTCGCTTCCTGTCTGCTGGCGATAAACCGAACAAACCGGAGAGTGCCTGAATCTTTTGTGCTATCTGATTTTTAATCTTCGCAAGGTTTGGGTCCGATGGATCAAGTAACCATTCTCTCATAATCTTTTGGCTCGCCACAATGTAGCCCGAGAGTTCAAACAGTAAGTAGCTGTCACACTTTCTCAAAGCCTCCTGTGGCAATCGGCTAATTACTTCATCCCAGGCCTCTGATTGTGCCTCCGACATTCCTTTGCACTTTATCGGACCACCATCATACTCTGACGTATCGAATTGTCCATGAAGTCGTCCGCCGCCGCTTCTGCCTGCAATACCGTTCATTCGCCTCTCTCCGTTCTAATTCTGTGGCAATCCTTGCAGAGTGGAATGATGTTCTCACGACTCAAGCGAAGATGTGGTGCATCCTTAATCTTGATTTTGTGATGGCATTCGTCTGCCGGATTGACCTTGCCTTTCTCTAAACAATCGACACAGAGCGGTTCTTCTTGTCGAATCCGCTCTGACATACCTTTCCATTTCGAATCGTAGCCGCGCTCCTTAGTTGTCTTTTGGTGCGTAGGCCTGCGTCCATGCCGACACTTGCTGCATGCCTCTGATTTGTCGTGTGTATTTCCACAGGCACACAGCGTCAGTGCCATTAGCTAATCCTTGCTGCTGCGTCTACAACGAAATCACCGTAGGCATAGACTTGGTTATTGCTGGTTCGGCGTAATGACCACCGAAACGTTCCAGTCTTGGCAACAGAATCTGCGTTTGGTGTAAACGTGATTTGGTTATTGCTCGCGCCAGAAATGCTCGGTGTCACGTTCGCTAGTATCGTTCCGTCAATCTTCTCAATACAAACCTTCAGTGTCAGTGCCGACAAATCCACCGCAACACCATCAGCATCGGTGACGGCAATTGGGCCAATGGCTGAAACGTCGTTAATGAATGTGTTGACTTCCGTGCCGCTAACACGGTTTGGAGCAACCGCCTGAAGCGGAGATACAATCACCGTTGAACCGCCACCACCACCTGCTGCGTCTGCAATTTGCTCTAGCGTATCCGTTGCACTTGACCAGCCTGCGCCCTTGATTTCTGTGAACGCTGCTGTAACTCCGCTGCTTGTTGCCAGCCCGCTTTGCACCTGTGCTAACGTATAAACGAAACTCGGTATTGCAATCGTAAACTCATCGCCCGCGACCGGTGCTTGTGGCAATGCTGGCGTGATGGTTACGACGCCATTGGATTGCAGATAACCACTTACCACGCCTCTGAAATCAGCGTTAGTTGAACCGTTGATAAAGATAAGCACCGCATTTTCAAATGCACCGTCGTCATAACCCGTGATGTCTGTAGAAAATTGCGTTGTCGTTGGCGTCACCGCGGAGGTGACTTCCCCGGTTATCGCTGGGTTGCTCTTTCGCCACTGGTCCCAGAGGAAGCCGTATGTTCCTGGCGTTGTATGCCCTGCGTAGGCTTCGTCGTAAACGGCATCTGCAATTTCTCCCGCTGCATCCGTTGCAAGAGCCGAGGCCGTGATTACGCTGGATGCCATCGCACCTACGCTTGAGTCCATTCGTCCGCTGACCAATGCCTCCGGTAACCTAGACTGGATATCCTGAGTGTCGGTTTCAACGGCTGCGACGTTGGCTGTCGTAGCAAGTCCCGATTGAATCTCTGTGATGGCGGTCGATGCCAATTGTGCGGATGTAATGCAATCCGTCGCGAGCTTGGCGGAGGTAATCGCATTAGACGCGATGGAGCCCGCCGTTATCGCACCGCTCCCCCATGCAGTTCCGCCAGCGTTTACGACGTTTACACCAATCTGTGCCGTTGATGTTGAAACAGACGCACCTGCGATTTGGTCCGTATTGGCGGTGACGCGATTGGTTACGCTAGTCACTGTCGGTATAACGTTGTTGGTTCCTGCGTATCCAGTGCCGTCAAAGAATGCCTCTGCGTTGTCCGCTGCGGTTGAATCGCCGCTTATCTTCGTGACGTTCGCCGATACTTCGTCAGACGCCTTAACACGCAATCGATTCTCGATACTGAATGACGCAATAACAGCAACTACCGTTTGACTATCAACTGTCTCATCGGGTACAGCTACAACCCAATAATCTGCACCGGTCGTCCAAAACCCTGTATCCCCGGTGTCATTGCTAGTATCAATCGAAAGAATATGCAAACCGGTTACGCTGTCAAAGGGGCTGCTTATCGTGATGCCATTCGTGCTGGTCTTTTGCGTTGCTGAACCGTTTTTATAGATACGAAAATCCGCTTCTTCAAATGCACTAGACGGAGCGACTGCCCCACCGTTTCCATCGTTGGTCGTCAGCACAACGTACACTGTCGAATCTTCGGCAAAATCACCTATATAGTTCATCGAATTAAGCCTCTGTTGATTAAGCCGTTGTTGAGTAGTCCGCCGTTAATTCGTGGGCGTGCAATGCCAAGTGTCGGGGCTGCGTTTTTGTAGGGATGGCCTGCGGGTAGATTTCCTTCAAGGCCCCATTTCCAGGCTAGGTAGCCTTCTACCAATTGCCTGTCAGTTGTCGATAATAAAGAGCTAAAAATAATTAACTCACAATAGTCGCCAGTTAATGGAAATGAATTATTACCAACCGTACCAATCTGCATTCCATAAGTGGCGTTGTTCGTCGTTGGCGTAGTTGTTCTCTCATTATTTCCAACTAACGAGCCACCATCGACCGCAATCTTTAGCCTGTTGCTTGCTGTTGCATTATCCGCATCTACAAGAATTGCCGACACTTGAAACACGTTAGGCGTAAATATGTTCCTAAATTCTGTTGCTATCACATTTCCAGCGGTTGTTACCGTTGATGCAGCAAACTGGCCAGTTACAGAAAGTGACGCCGATGAAAGCAATGCATCGGTATTTCCAGTAATATTATTTCTGTCGTCGTAAGCTGCCAAAAAACCGGTACTTGCAGATGAAGCCGCATTGTTCCCAAACCATCCATATAACGCCTGAGGGTCAGCTGATGTTCCGTTTTTAACAACAACAAACACAGTTCCACCCGTTGAGTGCAAAAAATTCCAAATGCTTGTACTTGAATTTGTTAGCCTGTCTCCACCGTCGTATCTTGCAATACCTAAACTATTTTGAACTCCGCTCGTCCATGTAGGCCTATTTCCTGACGTTCCTTCGGTAAAGTGTCTTGCATTTCCGCTTTTGTCTTCTGCTCTAGCGATACCTACCCCATTGGTCACATTACTGCCACCAGAAGTAGCGTCAAATAGCGTTGTGGTATCGCTAAAGTCTATCCACAACTCGGAGCTTAATTGTGCTGGCGTCCACAATGCCATCGTCTAAACTCCAAAAGCCGCTTCGCCAGCCGCGACGATTTCTGCAATAGTCGGTTCGCTTGCCCTATATGCTTCCGCTGCCGCTTCGATGGCTGCATTAGCTCGGGTAACAATGGACTCATAAGCTAAACGCCGCTGGTCTGCGTTCCATGCTTCAGTGACTTGCTCTAGTGTTGGCTCGTCAATTCCTTCGACAAACCAAGGGGCTTTCATCGATATGCCTTTGGCCGCCAAATCCGCACAACCCGGAACGCCAGATTGGGTTAGCTGAAGCAATGCACCTTGCACGAGAGGATTACTCAACTGCAATCCTGCCCCGCCGAGTTGGTGAACGGCCCAGCCCATGCCGTTCTGCTCTAATGCAATACGCAATGACTCCGCCGCAACTGGACCACCGACAAGAGCCACGCCAGCCCATGTATAGAGATCATCATCACGTACTTCGATGCTTGGAGACGTAATCGCATCATACGCTGCCTGCGGTGAATCGTAGTTGCCAGATTGTATGAGTGATTGGAGTGTCATTTTGGTCTCTCAAATTCGACATACGTGCTATTGAATCGACAACCTTCTTGCTTAATGAACTGCTTCATGCCTTCGATTTCAACGCGACGATATTCTCGTTCATCCTTGAGCGTGTTGGTGAATCGTTCGGTGATTTTGTCCATCGTTTGGCTATGCTTTTCGGTCAGGCTCGGTATTGTCCGTGCAGTCGTCCAGTAGAGATACCAAACTAAAGCACCTGTCACACCCAGCGTTCCAACCAGGCTTGTTATTAGTTCCATCGTTCTGCCTTTCAGCGGAAGAGTCGTCGTAGAAATGAACGTACTGGCTTGCGCGACTGGACACGCTTAAAAACCTTTTGTGGTGCCGATGCCACAGCCTTGACACCATCACGCACAGGTTGTTCGGATAGCACAGGCACCTTGCAATCGCCACTGACGCACACAGGATCTTGTGATACGCAAGCAGAACTAAGCACAACAACTAATAATCCAGAAAATAGAAAACGCATCACTTCACCTTTGGTACAGAGCTATTGAGCGGGTCACTTGCCGCTCGAATCAAATAAAACGCATGGCGTTCAACCGTAGAACGCAAGTGCTGCTTCCATGATAGCCAAGCGTAACCGTCTTGACCATTGCTGCGACCCCAAGAGCCAACCTCGTCGAACTCGAAGTCGCCATCATCGCCAAGTCGAACGTCTTGCACACCGACTGCGTGATTGCCTGGCCCTATTGCAGTGCCTCGGACACCTCGAGCGTCAAGCCTTCGATAACTTGAATTGGCGTGAACTGCTACGACACCGACAAAACCAAGAGCCAGGCCAGAAGCTAATTCGCTTTCATCGTCAACGCGATAACATTCAAAACCTTTGTGATTCGCTGCATCTGCTCGTGCCTCTTGTGACATATCGCGCCATAGGTAACTTTCATGGCGCACCAAATCTTCTCGGGCCACACCCTTTTCTGTTAGTGCGTGCATGCCTCTGTCAAGCATTGAGCCAGCATCTCGATCATCGTTAATCATCGAGTAAAGATATTCACCCGATAATGGTGTAAAGTCTAAGCCAGCGTTCACGCGAGCACGAGCAAGTGACCACGCTCCAGCGAAACCGTTACAGCTCCCACGACGCCCTTGACTTCTAATCCACTGCTTCGCTGGGAATCTTTGACGAGTTGGAGTTCTGTCTGGGTTCGAAAGTATCTGGCGAATCTGGTCACGAGATAGGACTTGATTGGATGAACGATACGCAGCAAACGTCTCGGGCCTTTTATGAGGCAACTGCAGACCAGTGTAGAAACCATCAACGATTGCAAAACTCATTTGCCGATGACCTCCGAAATGATTTCATCAGCTTTTGCAGCGTTCTTTGGTGCCTCGACGCTTTTAACGAGTGTGCCATCGACATTGACCACCAGCAACCACGGATACGATTTGCAATGTGTGAGATATCCTTCAGCCGCTGGTTGGTCTTTGTCGTAGACTCGGTAACTGATTTCTCGTTCTTTGAGTGAATCGGTCCACTTCTTGTTCTGCAAAAGCACCGCAAAATCTAAGTCTCGTTCGCTCGATTCTTCCACGAAGATAAGCCAGGCGTCAGGATACTTTTCAGGCTCGACGAACGGTGACGGGCCAGGCCACGGGAGGTGGTCGCAACCTCGCCCGCCACCGACGATGAGGGCCAAACCAACGAGCAAAAGTAAGAGTGCGGGGTAGTTACTCTTGCTCATCAGTGGCCTCGTAGAATGCTTGTCCTGCTTCGCGCAGTAGCTTTTTCGACTTGGCGTTTGGTGCCGAGGCAATGAGTCTCGACAACAGTTCGTGAATGTTTTCCTTCTTCGGTTCGACGACAATACCCATCGACTTAGGCCATAGCATCCAGCCCAAGGCTAACGCAACGAGAACGCAACCGATGATAGGCACTAGGTTAGAATCCATCAAGTTCGTCCTCTTCGACACCATGTAGCAGCGCCGACTCTTCCGGTGGAAACGATGTGCCGCTGTTCATCCACTCGATGATAAGTTTTACGATGACTGCCACGATAATTTCGATGATGATTGGTGGCAGTGCAGTGTTGCTCCGCAGTCGTTCTCGGGCCAGCTTCTCTGCGCCCTCTGCATCGCTGTTAGAATCAATCCAGGCTTGCCGTGCGACTCGATAGGCCAGTCTTCGTTCGCGGAGTGTCAATCTAGCCATTGGAGTTCTCGCCTCCGTCTGTTGGCTGCATCCACTTGCGGATTGCGTTGATGAGAATCGCGAGGGCACCCGCAGCAATTGGGCCCCAAGTCGGATGCTCTTGCAGAAATGGCACCACTGCATCGGATGCGTACGTGAGCAGTGCGCCCAAGATGGCAATCAGAGCACCAATCAAGATTTTCTTTAACTTCTCGTCCATAGGTTGTCACCCCCCTTTGGACGGTATTATAGCAAATCTTTAGGGCTCGTCAAAAGTTTTGTAAAGCTCGTCAACGACTGGCCTAGAAAATGCCACCAAATCGAGAAATTTGGCCGCTAACGCACTCTGGCCTTGGAGCGCGAGTATTTCCACGACTTCACGCCACGAGTCCACGTGGTCGAGATTTAGCAGGTTGGCAGTGAGTGCTTCATTGTGTGCCATTGCCGCACACAGGAGCTTAGATTCGAGTTTCAAGATTTCCGTGAACTTCTGGCGATAGATTCCTTGCTCGTCTTCGCCAAGGAGAATTTTCGCCAGCACAAGTTCGCGTATTTCTCGCACGACAGCCAACGGCGCCGCGAACCTTTGCCAGTCCGCCTCTGCTTCGACTCGCTCGCGCCGCTGCTCGTCCATGGTAATCACCTGCATAGTTCGAGGCACTCATCGACGTGCTTATAGAGGTCTTCTATCTCGCCAAAGTTTGGAATGCTAAACGCTGCCCATTCTTCACGCCACTCATCGAATGGACGACGCTCACAACCTGGACGGTGGACATGCCAGATTGAAAAGTCTGGCCGAAATGTATAGACGAATCTTGCTTCGTTGTCTTTTCGTAAATCGGTGATCACGATGTCTTTATTGTTTGCAATCAGCGTCTTAATCTCTTCTTTGATTTGCTCAATCCAAAACTCCTCGCCAAAGACTTTGCGGGCACCGTCGCCAACCCACTCAAGAGTTTGCCTGAATACCTCTGACTGCTTGGCTCGGTCCCAGCCTACTCCGTCGATGTGCGACCTTTCATGCGGCGGCAAGAACTCATACGCCAATTCCCTCACCTTATCTGCGAACGCGAACCTAACAAATCCATGCTTCTCAACCAGTCGCTTACCAATCGTGTCCTTGCCCGAACCTGGGTCACCTATCAAAGCAATTAGCATACGTCACCTCCCAATAACACTTCCGCTCTCAAGAAAATACACCTTCGTGAAACCGCCATCAACCGTCAGTCTTGTCTCTGCGTCTTGCAACCCAAGACAGCATCCGACGTGCTGCGGTCCATCATCGTGAAGAAACCCGCAAGCAACAATGGCATCCTCGATTTCTTTCCAGTTGCCACGAAGCACCGATGAGTAATCCCACAGCCTCTGCCGTTTTGCAAGCACTCGAACAACGACCACATCGACTTTGCACTCGAACGGTTTCTGTTGACCGAACTTCCCACGAATGCTTCGCTCATACTTTCGACGTTGTGAAGCAGACCGACCGAAGTGCTGCGTCCGTCCAGTGTTGTTGTTGGTTAGCTCGATGGGTAGTTCGATGGCTCGGAGTATCATTCGAGAACCTCGCAAATAGCACATCTTCTATGGCTGTTATCCGCTAAATCTTTAGCTAAATACTTTCCCTCAAACTCAGTGATAAAAACTCTACCGTATCTCCACTCATCATCGTGTCGATGTTTGCACCGACATTCCTTGCCTTTATCCGCATCCGTTGGTACACGCCATTTTTGTTTTGGCGGGTACTCTGTTGTGTCGCCCCAGTTAATGATTGGCTCACCATTACCTAGTTGCACTGTGTACCCATGCGTTGTCTTCGAAATGCCTTTTGCATCTGGATACACAGTTTTGTAACACTCAAACGCTTCTTGTGGTGTCAACTCTGTGGGAGTTGTTGTGTCGAGCCAGTAGTCATCTTCCCACTTCCTTCCGCTGCGTAAAAACGCACAACTAAACTCGCCAGTTTTTTTATCTTTTGCGACAACGTAATTTTCAACATCGCAATGTTCAATTGTTGGCCTTACCCTCGCCCCATCACGCCAAAATCCTGCAAATGTTTTCATCTCATTCCCCCTCCGCACTTCCCCGTAACTCCACACAACGCCACTCGCAAACACGCTCACACTTCACGGTGTGCTTGCAATACTCATCGCTGACAATCCAAGGCCCTGGGTCTCCAAAGTATTCCGACGCTCTGCGGGCACACTCCGCGATGGTTAAGCCGTCGAACTTAATTTTCATACTCATCCAGGCGTAGTGCTCAACGGTTCGGGTTAGTTTCTCGCTCATCTTGTCACCTCACGTTTCTTAAAACTTTCAATAACTTCCTTCGACATTTCATCGTAACTTGCTCTGTCGTCTTCAGTCCACTGCGAACGTGGTCTACCACTTTGCGTCACAACAACCTCCACGTTCTGAGCGTGCTGCGCCGCTGCAATCTTCATGCTGCGGTCTTGAATCGACTTGTATTCGCTCCGACGCTTCTTGACTTCCTCCTGCTCATCTTTCCAAGTGCGAAGCGTTTCACGCTGGGTATCCTTGGCGTATTCGGAATTGCGAACCTCACGAGCTGCGGAGACGATGTTGAAAATCAACCGCTCGTACTCGTAGGATGTCGGTGCCTTGCGTTTGCCGCTGGTGTACTCGTCGAGGATGTCTAAGATGTGATGCTTCTCACAACTCATCAAGGACTTAATCCAAACCCTCAAGGTTGCATCTCGATTCTCAAGACTGCGAACCCAGAACGTCCAGTCTGGAAACATCACCTTAAGCTCGGTCAGTATGTCGTTGGCTTCAGTATGATTCATTGCGTCACCTTGCTTGGGCGATGTGCTGGTTGGCGTTGGCTTAACACGCTTGCAGCGGCTTGCGGTAGCCTTGCTCGTGCAGCTTCGCCGAGCCATGCCGATAAACTCAATCCCTCGGATGCAGCTTGTGCCTCAAATGCCGCCCACCAATCAGCAGGCTGTGTTATGTTTTTGCGTTGATTTTGCACGTCTTACCTTTCTCGCAATGTGACCTGGACAATCTCGATTCCACTCGACTTGCTTTGCAATAGCCTCGCCCCAAGTTGCAAACCTAGGAGGATTGCATTCGCCATCTGGATGGTAAACTTCATATTTTAACTCTTGAAACTTTTGTATCTCTTCATCTAAGTGCTGTGCTTCAAGCAAGTCGTATTGACCTTGTTCGCTATCCGTGTAATCCATATCAAAAGGCCTTTCGGCCCCTCCTACTTGGTATCAATCCAAGCCTGTCGTCGATGAGCCTCAGAAACAGCCTCGCCAAGTTCTCGAAAAAACGCCTTGATGTCCTTACCAGTGCTTAACAAATACTTGACTTCGCTGCTGCCAACAAATCTCTGCTCAATCACTTGATAACGCTTGGTGACTTGGTGGCGTGTCCAAAAGTATTTGCCACTTGCGTTTTCGTGTTGAGTTGTCATTTTTGTGTCCTCGTGTTTAGTTATCGTTGCCGTGATGCGTTAACTATACACTCAGTTATCGGCAATTGCAAGAACAATGCACACAGTTTTTTGGAATTTCGCAAAATCGTCAGTTCTCGCGGCTCCTAAATCAAAAGTCTATCTCCCCGGGTTTCGGTGGTGGTCTAAAAAGGTGCATTTCGTCGCGAGGACACTCCCTGATTCCTTGCCACTGATTCGCAGTTGTCCGAACCAAGCTGGCGTAGGCAACATCTGGAGGCATTCTTTCGAGCATCGAGAGCATTCCAGATACCGAGGTTTCTTTGATTGGTTTCTTGATAGCTGAACGATGCTTGACAAAGTCCTCCCATGCCTGCCTGTGGTGCTCTGTCCTCAGCTTTTCAGGGAGCTCAATCTTGGTTGCATCAAAGCGTTCCCCCTTGGGGGATAAAGGGGGTTCTTCTTTAGGATTAGGGGTAGGGTTTAGGGGTAGGGATAGGGATATAGGAGGTTCCCCCTGTTTATCCCCGGATCGTACCCCACATTGTCCCTGAATCGTACCCCGCTTTATCCCTTCATCGTACCCCGCTTTGTACCCCGCATCGTATCCCTGTTTATATCCGTTTTCGGGAGATATACATTCTTCCATTAGTCCATCGTCAATCTGCTCATACCCCGCCGGAATGGTTACAAAATACCTACCGGCCGAACGCTTCCCGCAACCTTCGTACTGAAGCCATCCAGCCTCGATAGCCTTCTTTCTGGCGGCGTCGAACTGCTCCCACTTCTTGAATCCAAGGGTTTCAATTAGTTGCGAATTGAAGTACGAGACAGGGCCTCTGTAGCGTGCTGCATCCTCGGTGTGAAGAATGACGGCGAGCAGGCACAAAACGTCCCTTCCAAGCTCGGCCGCAATCATCGACTTGTGCATCAGACGAAAAGTCTTGTGTGCGAAATACGGTCCTCTCTTCGGGTAATCAAGCATCTTGTTCACCCTTGAACTTTTTCCAGCAGAATGAACAAAACAATTTCCATTTGTGATTTGAGCTCCGGCCAAACGAAGCCGCTGAATTAGCGTTTTTTATGATTGAATCATAGTCAAGTTTATCAAAAAAAACCTTCAACGACTTGTCATCGGCATTGACAATTCGAAAGCCTAAAGATTCCTCACATTCTTCTTTTAGCAATCTATATTGCTTCTGCTTTTTCTTTCGCAATTTCATAAGGAGCTCGTTTAGAGCAACCTGCTGAATCAATCGCTCGGCTTCGTTCATTTGAACCTGTGCGGCCGACAAATCCGAAAGGTGAGTGTCTGATTTTCCGCGATTACAATCGAAGCAGGCGGTCGTCAAGTTCATCATGTCGTCAGCGCCGCCATTTGCTAATGCAACAATGTGATCGCACTCAAGGATGACTTCTGGAGGTTTCCTTCCACAGTATTGGCACGTAAAGTTATCTCTTTTGAAAACTTCCATACGGCGTGATTTTGATACAGCCATCCGCAAACACCTTTAGAAAAAACACCCCAACCAGCGCGTGTGGAAGTCGGTGCGTGAGTACGCAGAGATTGCACTAGTTGAGGCGTATTTGTGTTCTTTTGGCCGACTTCCACATCGACTTCCAGCATTATACCGACTCGTTCAGTTGAGTCCAGTATTTTCCTCTTTTCAAATCTGCAACGTGTTTGCGACTGATTCCAAACTTTTCTGCCAATTGAGTTGCTGTCTCTTGTGATTCTAAAATCTCTTTGGCTTGCTCGTTGGTTAGCTTGGCTCTTCCGTTAAGTTGTCCGATGTTTTTCTTTAGCACCTTCACTGAATGCTGTGCATTTTCCTTTCCGGTGCAATACTCAAGGTTCTCAAGCCTATTGTCGGTCTTATCTCCGTTCTTGTGGTTGCATTGGAGTTCTGACTTTCCAATGAATGCTTCAAGCACAAGTCGATCAACTAGGAACGACTTGCCTTTTTTTGGCTTGCTTCCATCGTAAAGGTAAACCGACATATATCCTTTGCTTGTTTTACCTGGTCGCAAGAAAATACCAGTTGTTGCGTTCTGGATGCGTCCATCGCTATGAACAATGTACCTGTCAAAATAAATGCTTTTTTGCATACCTAAGCCACCTAAAGAAAAAAGCCTCCTACATCGCAGTTGATACCCGACTGCCCGCGAGGGCGCAGAAAGCGACATAGGAGGCATGTGGTCTGTTCGTCGGGTATCAATCGACTGCCAGCATTATACAGGTTATTCGTCAAAAAGCCAATCTTTTAGGATCTGGCGTTCGGAATCGGTCAGGGTGTCAACTATCGAGCGGAGTACCAAGAGGCGTTCTGTGGCCCTGCTGAATGCCTTCAGTGTGGTTTCCTCAGGTGTTGGCTTCTTGCGGATCCCGGCGGCGATTGCAGCTTGGTTCACCGACAATTCGCCGCTTTGCACTTTCGACAGGATCTCCGGTGCGTCACGAGCTAGGCGACGTAGGGTGTAGGTGGTGTCTGTGCCGCGATTTAATCTGGTTATATTATTACTAGATTCCTTCCCTTTTCTTCCGTTGGGGTTTCTAGGATTTTCTTTTTGGTCATCCTTCGGCAATGGCTGGTCTGCATACCATGCCGCCAGGATCCGTTCCGCGCCTGGTACACCTCCACGTTCTAGGATCTTGATTTCTTCCTTCGCTTTATCACCTAGGCCAAGTCCATCCGGTGGCGATGACTCCATGAACTGTTTGAACGTCTCGCATCCAACCCATTTTTCGTGGAGTCCGTCCCAGTGACGTTTGTAGTGATCTAGTTCTAACCACGAAAGCAAAATACTGCAAAAGCGAAAGCCTTCTGTGGTCAGTCCATTTTTCATCCTCTGAAGTTCTCGATACTGGTGATAGCTACTTATTTCGTCAATCATCATTTTAAGCCTGCCATTTCCTGAGCGTAGTTAATCCATGACTTCATTTGGTCTATGCTGCTCTTTTCAAACTTTGAAACACCAACAGCCTGATTAATTCTTTTTCGGATCTTCGCATAGACCTTTGCGTCGTCAGATTTAGGCAGGTGTTTGTAATCGATGTGACTAAACCTAAGAACTGTTGTTAGCCTTCTTGCCTCCCTTCGAAGCATAGTGATTTCACTGTCAGTGCTTATCGTGGTTTCTGTGACGCAGTCATCGACCTGAATGGCAAATTGAGTGCACAAGTCTTTAAGTTGTCTATAGGCATACTCTTGGTTACCTGATCTCATCCATTCACGCACCGCGCCTCGAAAATCATCGTTGCAAATTTGCTTTGCGTCTTCGTCTGCACTTAGCAACTCCAACATCTTCACTAGGGTGACATCGTGCGGTCTTCCACCGAACACCTCTCCAGTAGATTGACCTCCTTCGTTTTGCCAGTCGTTTTTCTTTGGAGGAGGCGGAGGAGGCGGAGGAGGCGGCGGAGGCACTGGAGGTTTATCTCGCAAAGAATACTGCTTGTCTTCCTCGAACTTAGATGCAACCCAAACCAAAAATGGATGAGCTGGCATGATGACGTAACCAGGCGACTGCGAAGGCTTGTGGTCAATGTATTGAGGCGTCGATGTTTTGCTGATGTTAATTCGCCTCATGCACCTACCGATAACTTGCACTAGATATAGTAAAGTCATAATCGCAGATAGATACACAATCACTTTGATTTGAGGTATATCGACACCTTCCGAAACCATACCAACGGAAACAATCCAATCTGGCGAATTTGCTCGATTGGCTTTTTTAATCTGCGACAGTCTTTCACTAGCACGATCATCATCGGAAGCGATAACCTCCGCTCTCTGGTCGTGAACCTCAGTCAGATACGACTCAATGAATCTTGCCTCTTGAATGTTTCTAGCCACAACCAAGCCAATAGCGCGGCCCTTTGTTTCGTGCTTTGCAATTTCAAGTTTGGAAATACCAAGCGACAACATGCTTCTTGCCATAAGATTATTAGATAGTCGCTGGTCTTTTATTCCAACATGAATACCTAGTGGCCTCTTGTCATCCTCATTGGCAACTTTCGTCCAGTCGTCTCCATCAATTGCCAGCTTAACTTCCTGGCCTGTCTCTTGGTTTTTTGCGTCACTATCAACGAACGAAAAATGGACATAAACAGTCGCCCTGTTTTCTTCGTCTTGGTCAAGGTCTTGTCGATATGTATACCTAAAATCAGGAACAACTTGACCATCCTGGTAGTACCCGTTGTTTTTCAGTAGTGCAATTTCGCCTTCGGATCTCCAAGGAGTCCCTGTCAGCATTAACACCTTTGTGCTGCGTTTTGCAATCTCATCAACAGCAACACCCCAAGGCGCATCGCGCTCTGCATGGTGAAACTCATCTACAATCAGGAGTCTTTTCTTTTTCTTGCTAATCTTCTCCATCACCAAATCGTTCATGGCTCCGATATAGGTAACAGACAAGCCGTCAACGCCGGATGTTCCGTAGTTGGAGGACATGCAAGTAATTGAAAAAGACTCGATGGTTCCTGCCCAGTTTTGCTTGATTGGTGTAGATGGAGCGATGATTATTATCTCTTCAATCCCACCGTTTACGCAGAGTTCTGCCGCCAAGTAACTGGCGAAAAATGTCTTGCCTCCACCTGTCACGCACTCTAAGACACATACACTTTTTGTTTCGTAAATACGCAACAATTCCTGTAGTGCTTTCGCCTGCCATCTACGAGGCTTTTTAGAACTCATTGCCTTCAAAATTGCCATTCGATCCACATCGCATTCCTTTATTCAAATTGCATTTTTTGCAAGAAGGAACGCCGTTTTTTATCGACGTCGTTCCTCCCTGCGAAAAAGGAATCACGTGATCAATTTGTGCGGTATCGTCGGTCAGAGATGCTTTGCAGTAGATGCAAGCGTGACCATAGATAGCGAGAATTATTCGCCTTTGATTGGCTGTAAATCTTCGACGCAACATGTCGATCACCTGACAGTGATGTAACAAACCACTTAAACCCAAATTCAATATAGCACCGGATCACCAAAGGTCAAGCGTTTGCTATTCCTTTAACGCATACCACACCAACCCACTCTCGTGATCTTTCTTGACAATCTCGATCTCGTATCCAGCTTTCCGCAGCTCGTGGATTCGAGCCGTAAACCAAATAATCTGCACTAGTTCTGCGTTCGTCGCTGGCCCTTTGCGTAACCGTTCGATGATTGCATCTTGCTGGCGATTCAATCTTACCGGCGGTTCAAATTCGAATTGTTTCTGATTCATAACACCTCCCTCGTAAACTCTCTCAAATCCAATTGCACCCACTTATCCAAAACCTGAATGACATCTCGACTCACCGGTGCCAAGCACAGTGGGCAATAAAACTGCCAATGCACTTTGCCATCCGTCACCCTCGACTCGTGCGTAATCAGCGCCGACTTGCAGTTGTGGCAAACCGGCACTGGATAGGGAACGCAGAACTTGAGGGGCTGGCGACAAATCATTCAGACTTCTTTCCGCATGGCGTTCCGTCAAGCCATTCGCAGGATTCTAAAAATTCATCTGAACGCCAACTATTGAGAAGTACGCCCTTATCGCCATGCTTCTGAAAAGCGGTTAACGCAATCTCACGTTTGTCTGACTTGATTCGATACCACCGTCCCCTTAACTCCTCTCTGTCTTCCCAGGTGTACGGCACGTACTGCGGGGCAATGCTACGACGATAGAACATTTCCCTATTCTGCTTGCAGTTGTTGGTTCGGTAATTATTCGATTCTATCCATCGGCCATTGCAATCACTGAAGTACTGATCACCCTCCTCCACATCTTCGTCAGGATGCAGCAACCGCCAGCCTTCTCCAGGATCTGGTTTAATGCGACGACGATAGTAGAAGATTGAACTTTGCTTTGTGGCTTTGTTGCCAGATAGCTTCCACGTACCGTCACGAAAGTACTCATCACCAATTTCCACATCCTCATCAGGTTCCAGTAACCGCCAACCTTCGCCTGGGTCGGGCGTGTCAGTGATTTCTTGCCATGCCCTATCCGTAGATATAATGCGTTTCGCAAGCAACTTGTCTGTCAATCCCCACGCATCGCCTGTATAATCGATA